AATCTTGAGAAGTTTCCCAGTCACGATCGGGTCAGGATTTTAAGAAGTAAACTTATAGGGTATGATTTATGCCAGTTAATTGGAGTAATTTATGAGCGATCCGCTAAGTCTTGATAGGAAACTTCTCAAGATTCAAAAACTTGAGAATGAAAACCGAGCGGAAGAAGTCAGAGCTAAATTGGACCCTGAGGCTTATATAGAAGGCTTACAGGAATTGATGAAAGAAGCCAGAGTGATTGACACCGATCTGATGAAGCTCCAACGGCTCAAATTCCAGGCCGACATCTATTTAGCCCTATTGAAGAAATGCCTACCAGACCTCAAAGCTCTTGAGGTTATTGCCGACAAAGGTAAGCCGTTACCTTTAGCTATCAACTTTGAAGTCGAGGATGCACGTAAAGATGCCGAAGCTGAATAGACCCCAAGGGCAATTTATGCAGATGGAACAGAAGTTCCGTGCTTATGTGGCTGGATTTGGTAGTGGTAAGACTTGGGTAGGTTGCACAGGGTTACTTAGCCACTTTGGCCAATTCCCTAAAATCGATGCGGCTTATTATGCACCGACCTACAAATTGGTCAAAGGTGTATTCTATCCAACCATCGACGAAGTGGCCTATGATATGGGCTTTCGGACCAGAATCAAATTAGGAGACCACGAAGTTCATGTCTCATATAATGGAAGGCATTACGGCGTTATTCATTGCCGAACCATGGACAATCCTGCTAATATCGTTGGCTTTAAATCTGGTCACGCTCTGGTTGATGAACTGGATATTATGCCGACAGACAAAGCTACTGAGGCATGGCGAAAAATCCTCGCTCGAATGCGATATAAGGTTGATGGCTTAAAGAATGGCATCGATGTGACAACAACACCCGAAGGCTTTAAGTTCACACATGATCGATTCGTGAAAAGAGGTGGGGGTGACTATGGACTTATCCAAGCAAGCACCTATGATAATGCTCTGAATTTACCCGATGACTATATTGATACCCTCCGGGAAGACTATCCTCCTCAACTGATTGAAGCCTATCTGAATGGCCAATTCGTCAACTTGACTTCAGGTACGGTCTACACCAACTATGATAGACAACAACACCGATCAACAGAACGTGTTGAAAGCAATGAGCCTTTGTTCGTTGGTATGGATTTCAACGTGACCAAAATGGCTGCTACTATTTATGTGAAGCGAAAGGGTGGAAAGGAATGGCATGCAGTCGATGAGGTTGTTGATGGGTATGACACACCTGATGTGATTCGTATCCTCCAAGAGCGTTATCCGGGTCATCACATTACAGTCTACCCTGACTCCACAGGTAAGAACCGAAAGTCTGTTGGAGCCTCGACTTCTGACATCTCTCTTCTTCGCGGAGCCTTTAAGGTCAAAGCAAAGAATTCAAATCCATTCGTTCGTGATAGAATATTGGCGGTTAACAGTGCCTTCCATCGTGGTGTACTATTCATCAACGATCATTCTTGTCCGACCACGGCTGATAACTTGGAACAGCAGGTCTACGATGTTAATGGCGAACCGGATAAGAAGAATGGCAAGGATCACCAGAACGATGCGACTGGTTATCCGATTGCTTATGAGATGCCAATCAATAAACCAATTGCACAAGTATCTACAAGGTTCGCAATATGACAACAATCGGCGTACAGAAAGACACAATCGTTACTGCCAACCCTGCTTACAATGATGCTTTGAAGCAATGGGAATTGGTAGAAGACACCACACAGGGTCAGGCAGCTGTTAAAAGCAAAGGAGTGAAATATCTCCCAATGCCTAATCCTACAGATGAGAGCGAAGAGAATAAATCTCGCTATCAGCAATATCTCGATCGAGCGGTTTTCTATAACACCTGTTTCCGTACTCTCTCGGGTATGGTTGGTGTTGCTTTCCGCAAACAACCTAAAGTCGAGATTCCACCAGACATCGAATACCTGATTGACAATGTGGATGGTGCCGGTTTATCTATGAACCAACAAGCACAGAATACTTTGTCTGAAGTAATCAAGAAAGGCCGTAAAGGTTTGTTCGTCGATTATCCCAGTATGCAAGGTGATACTTCTCGAGCTGATGTGGAAAGAGGTATTCGTGCAACGATCAAAGCCTACAATGCTGAGCAAATCCTGGATTGGAACGAAGAGATCACTGAAACCGGTAAACGACTGAACTATGTGAAGTTCGTCGAAACCCGTGAAACAGTCGACATCCAAACAGGTTATCGATCTTGTGATCTGGTCTACATTATGCTCCGTCTGGTTGATGGGGTTTATAGCATCCAGGAATACAACGACACATCTTCACCACTGACTGAAGAGATCGTGCCTCGTAAAGCTAACGGACAGGCTTTCGACTATATTCCTTTTATCTTCTGTGGCTCAGAGAACAACACTCCTGACATCGACCAAGCACTTCTCTACGATTTGTCTGTGGTCAACATCGGTCACTATCGAAACAGTGCAGATAACGAAGAGGCGAGTTACATCACCGGTCAACCTACGTTGGCGGTAACTAGTTCTCTTGATGCTGACACCTGGAAGGAACAGAATCCGAACGGTGTATTGATCGGTTCCCGCCGAGGTCATTTCTTAGGCGAGTCTGGCGATCTGAAGATGGTTCAGGCAGAAGCTAACAATCTGCCCAAAGAGCTGATGAAGGATAAAGAGAACCAGATGGTAAGTCTTGGTGCTCAACTGGTTTCACCAACTCAGCAGGAAACAGCCTTTACCACCGGAGTGAATTTAGCTACTAACACCAGTGCGTTGGCTTTGGCAGTAGGTAATGTGTCCGATGCTTATCAGAAGTGCTTGACCTGGGTGATGGACTACATGGGAACGAGCGGTGAAGTGGCCTATAAGCTTAACACTGATTTCTTCCCGGTCACAATGGATGCTCAGACCATTACAGCATGGGTGGCAGGTATCCAAGGTGGTGTATTACCGAAATCAGCTTTCTACGAGATGATGCGTGATGCTAATATCACAGGTTTGACTGATGAAGAAATTGAAGCAGAGACTTCGAGCACCGGTCTTAATCTGAACTTAGGAACAGACAATAATGGCTGATCCGCTAGTTGATGCGAATACGCGTCATCAGCTTTATCTTGAGAGATTAGCATCCGCCAATGCTAATAGTCTTGATCCAACCTTATCTGCTTTAGCTACTTTCGTCAGATCGAGATTAGCCGAGGAAGGTTCTTCCATTCCCAGTCAAGCTGCAATGAATCGGATCATCAAAGATGTTCGTACTCGCTTCATGAAAGGTTACACTGATTGGGAAAATGAGACTGAGAAATATCTGAGGGAGTTAAGCGACTATGAAACGCAATTCCAGACAGACTTATTGGATGACTCGACAACGGAAGACTTCACCCCCAAAAAGCCAACCAACAAGAGTACGAAGCAAGAAGTCCAAAACACTCCGATGATGATTGGCCCAAATGGTGGTGCAGTTGCCATCACCGGTCTGGTGAATGGCTTTGCTAAATCTGAAACCGATAAGGTTACCTCCCTGATTCAAACTGGTTATTATCAAGGCCGTTCAACTTCTGACATCACTGCTTCGATTACTGGAACAAGAGCTAATCGATTCCAAGATGGTGTGATGGCAGCAACTAAGCGAAATGCTACATCGATCAGTAAGACATCAACGACTCACGTTTCTACCAGTGCCAAAGATAATGTGTATCGGGACAATGAACGAGCAGTCAAGGGTTATATCCTGACAGCTGTATTGGATTCCAGAACCAGTAAGATCTGCCGTGGCCTGGATGATACCCGAGTGAGCTTCGACGATACCTATCAGCCTAAGCCACCGTTCCATGTCAACTGCAGGACTACAACTCGTCCTTGGCTAAGAGAAGATCTGGATGCAGTGAAGAAAGCTGAAAGGCAGACGATTGGTGCAGATGGTAAAGAATTTGAACCGACAGGCAAACAGTATTACACCTGGTTGAAGCAACAGCCTGCATGGTTTCAAGACGATATTTTGGGTCCAACCGAAGGTAAGATTTTCCGTAATGCCGGGTTGAGCCCACAAGAATTCCGCAACGCCACAATCAAGCGGGATGGTACACCTTTGACTATTTCGGAAATGGCTCAAAAGGATGACCAGATTAAAGAATACCTTCGCAAATCCGCGTAGGTTTTATTCCTTAGTCGTTTGTGGTATATATGCACGTGTGACTGGGTCACATAATTCAATATCCTAGGGGGATACGATGGAAATAACACCTGAAATTCAGGAGCTTTTGGATAAGCAAAAAGCCGACCTGGAAAAGACCTTTGAAGAGCAAACTGCTGGTTTGAAGGAATCTCAACAGAAGCTTTTGGCTGAGAAAAAAGCACAACAAGAAGAGAAAGAGCGTGCAGCTGCTGAAGCTGAAAAGGCTCGTCTTGAGAAAGCAGCGAAGGACAAGGATATTGACACCTTGACTGAATCCTTCAATGAAAAAATCAAGACTCTTCAAGAGCAGAATGAGCAACTAACAAACGGCATCAAACAGAGCCAGATCGGTGACCTTGCAAGTGCCTTTGTAGAAGCCAACATCGTCGATGATCCGTTCAGTCGTCAGGCTATGAAAGAAGTCTATGCCAAACGATTGGATCTGCGAGACGGTAAACCAGTTGTTCTGGATGCAGAAGGCAATTTGACTGCACTGACAATCGAAGATTTGGATAAAGAAATCAAGGCTTCGAGCATCTACTCCGGTCACATTCGTTCTTCAAAAGCTTCCGGCGGCGGAGTCGGTGGAGGTGGTGGTAATCCTGGTGGAGCCGGGGCTAAGCCGAACTTAAATGGTAATGTCAGTGAACAGGCTGCTGCTTTAGCAACCAAGATCCCTGGCTTAAGTGATCTTCCCCTAAAATAGGAAATTGAAATATGTCTGCTTCAGATATGGTTATCTTTAACCAATACGTAATGCCAGCGATTGCTGAATTGTTCCCGCAAATGATTGACAAGTTCAATGCTGCTTCGGGTAACACCATCCAGTTGACTGGTGAAGGCTTCGACGGTTCTTACCTCGAGCAATCTTTCTACAACGCTATCCATGGTTCACAACGCCGTGTTGATCGTTTCGCCGAAACGATCGTGACTGGGAAAC